AAACTTGGCCCAGACACTTACAGCGATCCTCAACGATTCCCGTCTGGCGCTTTTTGCAAAGAGGGAGATTGGGTTTTGATGCGATCTTACTCAGGCACTAGATTCAAAGTGCAAGGCAAAGAGTTTCGGTTAATCAACGATGACAGCGTTGAAGCTGTAGTCGAAGACCCAAGAGGCATAGTTAAGGTATGAGTGAATCTAATGAAGCAGTAGACGTTGAAAGCAGTGCCGAAGATAAATTCTTTGGTGTTAAAACTACAATAGTTAAGAGCAGTGCCAAGAAGACTGAAGACGAGTCTTCTGACATTGAGATCGAGACTGTAGATGATCGTCCCGTTGAAGACAGACGAGCGCCCAAAGCGGAAGCCTCTGAAAATGATGGGGATGATGATGAACTATCTGGATATAGCGAAAAGGTTCAGAAAAGAATCAACAAGCTTCGCTATGAGCAGAATGAGGAACGCCGACAGCGAGAAGCGGCTGAAAGGATGCGTGAAGAGGCAGTTCGTGTAGCTCAAACTCTTAGTAACAAGAACAAAGAGTACGAGAGCATTATTACGCGAGGGGAAGCCGCACTTGTTCAACAGATAAAGGGTAAGGCAGAACTATCTTTAGAGCAGGCCAAGAATAGCTATAGAAAGGCGTATGACGAGGGAGACACTGACAACGTCATTGAATCTCAAGAAGCCTTAAATAGAGCGCAGGCCGAGATGGCAGAAGCGGTTAAGTATGAGCAGAACCTTGCGGCTCAAGCTCAACGACAGCAGTTTCAGCCTCAAGCTCAAGAGCAGTTTCAGCAACAACCCCAGCAACAACCACAGCAGGCTCCGCTTCCTGTAGACCCAGAAGCAAAGGAGTGGGCTGAAAAGAACGATTGGTTTATGTCTCCAAACAACAAGCGAATGACTGCAACAGCTTATGGTTTGCACGAAGAAGCTATTGTTGATAATAAGATTAAACCTAATACGTCTGAGTATTTTGAGTTTATTGACTCAGGAATGCGTGAGGCGTATCCCACATTTGATTGGCAGGATAAAAGCGATTCTGATGGACGTACCGCGACTTCGACTGCTAATCAACGCTCCACGGTAGTGGCATCAGCAAGCAGGAATAATGGTGCAAAACCGCGCAAAGTGAAGCTAACGTCCACTCAAATCTCTCTCGCCAAGAGAATTGGGCTTACCCCAGAACAGTATGCCAGACAACTCGCTAAGGAGAACCTGAAATGACTGAAGAGCGCAAACCCAGAGAAAAGTCTTCACGCAATGAAGAAGCTAGAGCTAACGATTCATGGATGCCAGCATCTATCCTTCCAGACCCAACCCCGCAAGACGGTTGGCTGTTTCGGTGGGTACGAACGTCCACGATGGGAGAATCAGATAATACACACGTTTCTCGCATGTTTAGAGAAGGTTGGGAGCCTTGTAAGGCCGAAGATCACCCTGAGTTAATGCTTGAGTCTGATATCAACTCTAGATGGGCAGGCAACATTGAGGTTGGTGGACTGCTTTTATGTAAAGCGCCATCAGGCAAAATGGAATCGCGTACACAGCACTTCCAGAAAGTTGCTCAGAATCAAATGGATTCTGTAGACCAAAACTATTTGCGTGAAAATGATCCTAGAATGCCTCTGTTAAATCCAGAGCGCAGTTCTAAGACAACTTTTGGAAGGAGCTAAACCTTTTGGTAAGGCTCCTAAACTAAGTAATTAACTATTTTTAGGAGGCCATCATGGCTACTACTGCAACTCCAACAGGTGCAGAACCAGTTGATACTCTTAGTGCGAGCGGCTCTTTTTCAGGAAAAGTTCGACACATTAGTATTGCAAGTAACTACGGAACCGCTATTTTTTATGGCGATTTCGTTAAGTTGGTTGCCGCTGGTACTGTAGAGAAAGCCGCCGTGACAACAGCAGTTGTTGCTGGCACTGTCGGCATTTTCATGGGATGCTCATTCACTGATCCTACTACAAACCAAATGACATTTAGCCAGCACTATCCAGCGTCTACTGTCGCTAGCGATATCATGGCGTATGTTTGTGATGATCCAAAACTGTTATTCCGTATGCAAGGTGACGAGGCTATCGCTCAAACTGGGCTTGGCAACAACATCTCTGCGGTTAGCACAGCGGGTTCAACCTCGATTGGTCGAAGCAAGAACGCTCTAGATGGCGGCTCTATCGCTACGACTAACTCGTTACCTCTTCGTGTCGTTGACTTCGTAGATGGCCCAACCAGCACTGTAGGCGATGCCTTCACTGACTGTATTGTGACCTATCTACCACTGAGTCACGCTTACGAAACCAAACTTGGCGTTTAAGGAGATTTAGGAAATGGCTATTTCACGCGCACAAATGCTCAAAGAGCTACTCCCCGGCCTTAATGCCTTATTTGGTCTTGAGTACGAGAAGTATGATGATGAACACACTCTTATTTATGAAACAGAGAGTTCTGATCGCTCGTTTGAGGAAGAAGTTAAGTTAAGCGGCTTTGCGGCGGCTCCAGTAAAGAACGAAGGTTCTTCAATCTCTTATGATTCAGCACAAGAGTCCTTTACTGCCCGTTACAACCACGAAACTATCGCTACTGGGTTTTCTATAACCGAGGAAGCTATGGAAGATAACTTGTATGACTCACTGTCTGCTCGTTACACCAAAGCTCTTGCTCGCGCTATGGCATACACCAAGCAAGTTAAAGCGGCTTCTCCTCTAAACAACGGTTTCACTAATGCTTATCAGTCTGGTGACGGTGTAAACCTGTTCACTGCTGTTGGTGATGGTGTTACTGGCGGTGGCGGTCACCCAACTGTAGGTGGTGGCTTCAACAGCAACCGTCCTGCTACTGGTGCTGACTTAAACGAAACATCTCTGGAGAATGCGATCATTACGATTGCAGGATACACAGATGAGCGCGGCCTGCTTATTGCGGCTCGTCCTACTCGTTTGATTGTTCCGCCTAACCTGATGTTCGTTGCGGATCGCTTGCTGGAAACTACTCAGCGAGTTGGAACTGCTGATAACGACCTCAATGCTATTCGTAACATGGGTGCTGTACCTGAAGGCTACTCTGTCAATCACTACCTGACTGACACTAACGCTTTCTTCGTAATGACCGATATTCCAAACGGTCTGAAGCACTTTGAGCGTACTGCTCTAGAGACTAGCATGGACGGAGATTTCGACACAGGTAACGTGCGCTATAAAGCGCGTGAGCGTTACTCGTTCGGTGTATCCGATCCACTGGGCATCTACGGATCGCCCGGAGCGTAACAATGCTATTGACCTGTTAAGGTTTAATGGTATGGTTATAGGGGGGAGGCTTTCTCCCCCCTTTTAATCCTGACTGCTTTATAGCAGACTCACCCACGACAGGAGAATGACATGGGTAATACTACATTTACTGGAGCAGTACGCTCCGAAAGCACATTCAAGACAGTAAGCAAAAACACCACCACAGGCGCTATTACCGAAGTAGTCACTGTAGGTGATGCCCCCGTTAGCCTTGCTGATGCAAACGTAACTCTCACCAACGCGACCCACAGCGGCAGGGTTATCCTTGTTCCAGATGGCGGTCAAGATAATACATACACATTGCCAGCACCTGTGGCAGGCTCTATGTTCCGTTTTGTTTATGCAGGCGGAGCGGCTGATGCAACTGATGCAATTATCGTTACTCCCGCGAATGCTAACTTTTTCGTTGGCGGAGTAACATTCCTTGATACTGACAATGAAGTTAGTGCGGTTTTCTCTGATGGTAACTCAAACAGCAAGATACAGATCAATGTACCCGCTGGCTTTGATGTAACTATTATGGGTATAGACGCGACTAATTATCAGATATTTGGTAGCGTGACTGGCGCAACTGCTCCAGCGTTCGGTGATCAGTAAAATTAACATGAGGAGGCTGGCTCAGGTCAGCCATCCCACCAATTACAGTGAGGACGGTTAAATGGCTGATGCAGTTGCAACGCAGACGATCAGTGATGGCGCACAGTTTGCGACATTTAAGTTTACAAATGCTAGTGACGGTACTGGTGAAAGCGCGGTTAAGAAGATTGATGTCTCCGCTCTTGGCGTGAACCCTGTTACAAAGCAGTCGTGTAGTAGCGTATCGATCTATGGCATATGGTATAGCACTATAGGGATGAGTGTTAAGATCGACTTTGATGCTAGTACCAATGTTCTGGCTTGGAACCTTATCGCTGACTACTCAGACAATTTAGACTTCTCTGGCTTCTCAGGTATCCCAAACAATGCGGGTAGTGGAGTTACTGGGGATATCGACTTTACTACGGTAGGTCACTCAAGCGGTGACAGTTATACTATTGTAATGAAAGTTCTAAAGCACTATGGCTAGAAACTATAAGCTAGAGTACAAGAATTATCACTCAAAGCCTGAGCAGAAAAAGCGCAGGGCTAACCGCAATGCGGCCAGAGATATCATGGAAAAGAAAGGTCTCGTCAAAAAAGGTGATAAGAAAGATGTTGATCACAAGGATCGTAACACCAAGAACAACAAGTCTAGCAATCTTAGGGTAACTTCTAGAGCCAAGAATAGGTCTAGAAACGGCACTAAAAAGAAGTGAGAGATTGATATGGATGATAAAACCAAAAATATACTGTCTGCTCTAAGTCCAGCATATGCCATTTCTCAGGGCAAAGGTTTAGGCGTTA